CTTGATCCTTTATAATCCTACTTTTATGTGGCTTGAAGTTGCTAAAATATATTCAACCTATATGTATGCTATTTCGACTGTGCCCAATTGTCCTTGTTGGTATAAGCCATTATATCAAAATCATCTAAATACATTAGGTCCTATTTAAATATATTTAAAATCAATTCACTGATAAAATCACGTGCGAATATTTTAAAATCAGACACATGATCTTCATCATATAAAACCCTCCCGGACAATTACCTACAAAGAGCGGAGATATTATTTTATAGTATTCTACTGCTCCATTCAAACTCTTTAGTTTATTGTCCCTATTTAACGACACTCCATCCTGATTGTGTATATTACTTATACACTTCTTCGCTCTCGTAATACAACTAAATTCCCATTTTTGTCTCAAACACAGGTTGTGGATAATTCTCCATCCATTATTCCATTAATGCCACTTGTTCATTGTGTTCATTTGAATTCTTTATAACATATTCACACGGGTTTCTGAGTATATCAAAATCAGGCATTTTCGCGAAATAATATGACTGCAATGGGAATTCTTATATAGCATCAGACTACTTTTATTGTTTAGTTCTAGTCCTTTTTTCCTTGTCTATATAAGACCTTAACAACTAATCGATCTATTCCTTATCATTCCTATCAATGGATTTAAAATCAATATCATCGACTAATTAGTGTGTATGTACTCCTGCAAGACACATATTCATTTGAGACGGGCCGGCACACCTTCTGATAGTCTCAAGTCTTGGTTTATCCCAAAGGAATCTATCCCAAAACATGTCCCATTTACTTGCATTTACATCTTATACACAAGCGTATGTCCTATGCTTGCTACCGCAAAGTGGTACATATCTCTTAGTTGTCTATACATACTGCGTACCTTCATTATGTTCAATCATTCCAAACACAGTATGTCTTATTTACATTTCTATGGGCTCATAGTTGACAATAGAATTTTTTATGTTAAAATTTTGGACAAGTTTCTTAAAATCCTATGCAGTCATTTGGGTATCTTTGAAATAACGTGTTCCCGCCTACACTGAAGTTTTTGACTACAACTCATTGTCAAAGAAGCTCATGATATATGTCGATTATACAGACTTATACGTAACATAAGGTCGAAAACACAAATCTATCATTTCTATTTGTGATAATTTTCGACAATCTCCAAATACAGTCATCCATCCCAGATTCAATTCCATTTGGGGATTGCAAAAATGAACTAATTTGCGTGTCTA